GACAACTAAAATTTATGCCCAGGTCATGGAAAAATATTTGATGGCAGAGATGGCAAAATTTGGGAAAATATGATGACTCTGCGCCCAAAATTGCACCAAAACCGCCGGGAGAGCCGTGGTTACGTGTTGGTGCAACATACTCTTAATCAGTAGGTCCAAGGTTCGACCCCTTGATGGCCCACCACCGAAAACAAAGGCCGGTAAGCTTAAAATGCTTACCGGCCTTTTTGCTGGGCTTCGTTAAACTAACGCAAATTGATCTATTCTGCACCCAAAATTGCACCCAAAAATTTTAATGTTTTTTCCCGCCGAGTGGGACCACTGGATAACATGTTTTTATTTATTATATTTCAACTTTATCAGGCCTGTAAAAATTTCAATAATTTTATCATCAGTGGCCCATGGGGTTTCCTTCGCAATCATCTTTAAAACTGCAAGGATTATACTGATAGTGATGAAATTCTCTTGAATAAACTCCAAAATAATTACATCCATTAAATTACCTTTTGCACAAGGCGGATTAAATTATTCGCCCGGTTCGGCGTCTGGCCATACCACGCCGAATCCTTCATCTGACGGATCATCTCCGGCCAGTCCATATTTTCGACCGCCCGGATCAGCAAGCGGAACCCCCGAAATCGTTTTGAGCCAAGTTGGAATCGCATATCCACTAAAACCAGCTGGATGTTTTCAGGATACTTGTCAAACCATGGAAATATCCCCCACAGATCACCAATGCACTCATTGACATCATTGAAAAGCAATTCAAAGGCCTCAGCCTCTGTAATGCCTTTATCCTCGATATTCCGGCCAATACCTATCGTTAGCCTCCCAGCTGGGCATTTATACGGCTTGAGCCTAATTCCTTCGTGTTCAATCAACTGTTTCCTTATTTTCACATAGTCCATATTTTCACCCAAAAAGTTTAATTGCTGCCATAAGCGCGATGATAGCTCCTATCGCGACCCATTGCCGTGCTAAATTTGTTTTGATGTTTTCATCAAGTGCCTCAAGTCGATCTTCAACGACTCCCCGCGGACAACTGGCCGCACATTTCTGCAGCATTGCAATCGTGCCGTCCGGTTCCATCAATTGATCATATTTTCTCCAGATCGCGTCGATGCGCATATTCATGTAGTAAATATCTTTTTCCTGTACGGAAATACTTACAAGTGCTTTCTCAATTTTATCGATCTTACTGCTTTGTTTTGCAAGGATCTCTTTCTGTTGCGTCAGCATAGTGAAGATGTTGTCATGATCTGTCATATAGCCGCCTTGAATTATTAATGAATTGTAGTTGTATAAATCACCAGTTCTCCGGCATATTTATTCCAAAGCCGGTAAGCGTCGGCATGCTTGAACCAACCATGATAACTTGCAAGAGCGCTTTGTTTTTGTTTTTTAGTTTGACTGGACTTATAGGATTTAATATCAGACACACGCCGCTTAAACTGCTTGGCTATTCTTTTCCGAATAATAGTGTAATTACCGAAAAATCGGTACCCAAGGAAATCAACACCTCTAACCCGTGTGGGAAACACCTGGTGGCTTTTATTGATCTCCAGGCCAAGATTACACAGCAAATACTCTGTAATCTGATAAAAAATATTGTGCAGCAAAGCCTTATCAGGCCCAAATATAACGATATCATCACAGTAGCGTGAATAATACCGGATACCCAGCACCTCTTTACACCAGTGGTCAAAATATGCCAGATACAGATTTCCAAAGTATTGACTCAAATAGTTACCAATTGGAACGCCAGGCGCACTGTCTATAATTTCATCCAGCAGGCTCAATGTTTTGCGGCACTTTATTTTACGGCGGATAATGCTTTTCAAGGTTTCGTGATCAATGGATGGATAGAACTTTTTCACATCAATTTTTAGACAATACGCGGTACCTGATGTGTCTTTTAAGAATTGCTTTATCCTTCTTACGCCATCATGTACGCCACGCCCACGAATAGCTGAATATGTGTCCCGTATAAAAACAGACATCCATATGGGTTCCAAAACATTCATGACGCAATGATGCACAATCCGGTCTGGGTAATATGGCAATTTATGAATAACCCTTGTTTTCGGGCCGGTTTTTTTGGTGGTAACTTCATATGTTGATGTTCTAAATTTATTTGCGGCAAGTGTCCCGCAAATGTTATTCAAATACCGCTTCGCATCACCATCGATGCGCTTAACCGCTGCATAATGACGCTTGCCTTTACGGGCTTTCAAATGTGCCAATTTCACATTCTCGATATCTGCAATTTTTGAATATAAATTTCCAATCCGCTTCATGAAATCATCAGCTGCTTCATCCGCCCCCGAGTCTTCAGCGGCGGCCTACCAACACGTTTGCGGGACAGGTTTGTATTTTGGCAAGGGCCACAGTCCGGACATATTTCCAGATCAAATTCAGGATGAGCATTCGAGCGCGCGGAGATATTCGAATTGGCATTCGAAGACGTGTTATTCGCATTCAGATAACCGAGTCCTGCATTCGTGCCATTCGACAGATTGCCACCTGCGAGCAGGACACGCCAACCCCTGGCGCTATATGTCCGAACTGATAAGATCATGTGAGCGTATAGTACTTATCTATTTTTTTTATGATTGCCTGAAAAGGCATTTCTTCTGCATATCTTTCTACCTGATCAATGAGCACATCCGACCCTGTAAATACTATGCGCTTTTCATTTGTGTCTACAAATTCAAATTGCAGCGTCAGGCACATTCCGGAATTATTCCTGCCGTACTTAGATTTTTTGACACGATGACCTGTAATAACAATTTCACGGTTTACCACATCTCCAATTGATATTTTAGGGCCGTCGAGTTGCGATTTTTCTTCAGCGAAATCTGAAAATTTTTTCAAAATTACACCTCAAAACTTAAGCAGCCGAGCGCGCGGAGACATCCGAACCGGCATACGAAGACGCGGCAAGCGCAGTCAGAGAACCGAGCCCCGCAAGCGCGCCACACGACAGACTGCCACCCGCGAGCAGGACACGCCAACCCCCGGCGTTATTATAATGATAGTCAGTAATGTATGTGCTTGATGATGCTCCGCCTCCAATTACCGCCGGGTAGAATGTTAAGTTTTCACCAAGCCAGGCCATATCCTTAATATAGTTATCACTATCACCAAATCCGGGCGCATGCCCTGTATCTGTATAATTTGTTGCCGTATCATCAGCAAAGTTGACAGGATCATTGCTGATGTAGACATTACAATCACCGGTTGTATTATCAATATTTAATCCGTCCAGGAATTGCCATAAATTACCAAAAATATTTTCAATGCCTCTGTAGCTGTTTGCTACATATCCATCAGCAGCTACGATCCCGTCAAGATCCGAATCTTCCCCTGTCAGGTCAACAAGTATACTGCCGGATGCATTCCCGAGGCTTAGCGTTCTACCCGCTGGCCTTGAGTAACCATAATCATAGGCAGATGCTTCCGTATAGCCAGGTAATACGTCTTGAGAATTCCAAGCCTTAAACTCAGTCAAAAACAACATCCAAACAATTTCATAGAGCCCCCAAGAGTATTGGAAGAAACCGGCCTCCTGCTGCGCTCTGAACTGCGGCCGCGTTCTATTAGAAAACGGGTTTGGGTTAGGATTAGTAGAGTATGCAGATGTGTCCTTGACTGCACTAATCAAATCAGCATCTAAGGCATCGGTAGCAGCAACGCCTTGAAATGCCCCTATATATCGATAATCATCATAACCAAACGCAGGTGGAACCCATGAAGCATGATCTTTAAAAACAAATGGATTTTCACTGATTAGACAGTATCTATAATCATCCTCTTTAAAGGCCAGTACATTGAAGCTTGGGATCTGCACCATAACCTGTCCTGCTGATCCATCCAGCGTAGCAGCTTCTCCACCTATAAGTTTAGTAGAGTCATCTGGATCTAACTCGGTAAAGTCACCATCCGTTGTAAGCAGTCCTCGTTTCATCTTTTCTTGGATAGGAAGGTCTGTATACTCTGACTCAACAAACACATTACCTACAGCAACTCCTGATGTCATTACATCATTAGAGTAATCCCATCTTACTCCATAAATAAGTTTATTGTTATTTGTAGATAACACAGCCCAAGGGTCATCAGACTTATCACCAGTTGAGATAGCTATGTCAAGAGTATCATCCAGTAAGTAACAAGATCCTTTCTTCTTACCAGATATATGTTTATTGTTTATTGAACTATCTTCATCTACTATCTCTGATCTTGAAATCATAGAGAAAGGTAAAGATGCAACAGGTTTAGTAGCCTCTACTTTAGTAGGTGGTGAATCACCTGATAAGTTAGAATATGCCATTGTACCTCCTTATTAAGTTATTTAATGGGCACCTAATACTAAGTGCCCAAGATTGAATTAAGACGGTGTAATCTCTGCTTTGGTATCCTGGCGTACCCAAGTATCAGTAGTTGCAGTACCAGTTGC